AAAGCTATGCGGGCAACACTCTTTACGCCGCCGCACTTCATCGCTCGCCGATTCGAGTTGCTTGCCTAGCCAGCCATCAGTCATGGGTTACTCCGGTTTTGTTGGTAGCGGCATCCAGTGCGTAACTCGATCATCAAAATTTCCATTCCCGCCTATTGGCCGCCAATGCCCTGTAGATATTTCTCCCAAGTTCACGTGCCATCCGTCGGGATCACAAAACCAAATCAGAACTATGTTCCTCTTTCCGGAAGAAGATTCTTCAGGAAGCCGATCCTTCACGCTGATCCAGTCAGTTCTCGGCATCTCCCCCTCCGGCGCAATGGCGGGGGATTGAGTAGCTACCATCGCATCGGCAATATCCCAAACTCTCTTAGCGAAATCTTGCGCATAGTCTGACGTTACGACACCGGTCCCTTTCCCGTCGTTGCGGGCGTCCTGAGAGGCTAATTCTCCTTGTAATGCCGCTATTGCGAATCTTTGTCGCAGTTCCTCGTTCATCTCATCCTCCTTGCCCAGATCACGAGCAGAATTCCGATAATAGAATACAAAATCGCGTATGGAACGAATTCTAGGACGGCCATCATCTCATCCTCTCAGTCTTCATCTACAATTACCAATTCGCCTTTCTTGAAACAATCCGGGCAGAACATATCGTCGTAATCTCCTGTATCAGCGATCTGACCGCCGCCTTCAACATGCTCGCTTGAACCTTCCCATCCACACTTAGGGCACGCCACTGGGAAATATCTATTCACTGTTAATCCTCTCAGTCTTGATTCAGTTATTTGCCTTGGATTTCTCCCCAAACATCCTTGCGTACTCTTGGGCCGCGCTTAAATAGTCTCGAACGGGACTCAGATCGCAACCTGGGTTGAGTTCCTGAACCTTATCGGCCAAAAAATCTACTGCGTCGCAAAGTTTGAGAACTACATCTTCTATGTTTACCATTTCATCCTCTCAGTCTTGGTGGTTTGGTTGGCGCTTTGACAACCGCATGGTCCACTTGTGGAGCACGGATAGATCGCGCACTCCTCCTCGCAGGTACAGGGAGTAACGCCCGTTCCGCCGCATTCTCGGCACACTGGCTTATCGTCGTCGCAGATGAATTTGCAGGGCATGGCTAGTCTCTGGCTCGCCTTATTTCGATTATTGCTTCATCGATCTGTATGTGAACGTTGTCTGCGATAAATGCTCGTCCATCATTACGACAACGCCTAATCTTTTCAGCGGTCACAAGTAGACAGCCTTCGTATTCACCGCCGTTCTCTTGGAAACGGACAAACCACTGCTTTTTCATCTTTCCTCCTACTCAGTTTGAGAATCGCGGCTGCTGGCCGTTCGCTACTACGGCGCCCTATTCTTGCTGGTTCGGTCGGATCGCGAGCCTTTCGGCAAGCCCTTAGGAACCGGGACGTGGTTTAAGTCCGCGCATTTCGCAGCAGCCGCTATCCCAAAACACCCTTGCGGGTGGATTCATTCATCAAACGTCGCGTCAAGTTTGATTTTGCGACGGCCGATTAGTTTGTGTCGGATGATTCTGTACCGTGTGCCGTCATCGTCGCCATATGTCGGCGCTGTGTACCGCGTCCCATCAGGGCGTTCGTAAATATTCCGCCACTCGTACTGTTCAGGTTCGTAGTTTTCGAGGTCAAAATCGTCCGCCTTGCTACCTGCGCCATACTTTCCAGATGCCATCCAGTTTAGTAGCACGTCATCGTCGCCAACGTATCCGGCTACTGAGTAATCCCCGCGCCCGTCCGTAAACTTAATCTCTACGGATTGCTTTGTTTCCGGTCTTCCTGGAGTACCGACAGTGCGTACTGGTTTCGTGTAGTCGATCATTGTTTCTCCTTAGGTTGCGGGCGGATTCATTGAGGGTTTCTCTCCCACCCACAAAGTCACGCCGTATCGTGCGCTCCTGCTTCCAGGCGTTCTCGTAGCGCGATTACTCCAGCCGCACATTAGGGGCCGCCTACCGTACCGTCTCGGCTAAGCACAGAAAACGAAACATGGTTCCGGGTACGTCTGAAATTCACCTGCACACCTCCACGCTATTCGCCAATTGTCTGCACTGGTATTGAGGAAAGTAAAGTACACTCCAAACCAATGCAGCGATCATCAAGATGATTACTAGAAGCAGTTCTAGTCGCATCTTATAAACCAGCCTTCTTTATTTGATGTCTAACCTCGTCCCTTGCGATAGATAAGCGCCTTCAATTGTCTTGCCTTCTTTTAGTGCTTTGGCAATAGCCGTCTTATCCGGTGTTGGTGGCGGTGGTTCAGGGAAGCGCATGTATTCTTTTGGCACATTACCTTCAATGATTACCGCCGGAGGATTCTTTCTGATTGCCAGACTGAAATACGGACAATCGATCTTCGAAACACCGGCCGACTCCATACAGGTCTTAATGTAACTGCGTATGGAATCGGCACGGTTCTCGATCACTTTACGTCGATGCGCCATCTGGGCTTCGGCTTCCTTGATCGACTCCGCCAACGATTCCAGATTTCTTGCGAACATTGCGACATTGGTTGCCTTAACTTCAAGATTGCCGGTGACCGCTTCCAAGGTGTCAGCTATAACTTCTTGTGGTAGGTCCATATCGGCGAGCTTTTCCAGGGCTTCCCGGTATTCATTCGCAATTTCATACAGTGCTGGCAGTGTCATGGCTTAGCCTCTACTTAAAATGGGATCAAAATGGAATGTCTGAATCGTCTAGTTCTGCTTTCGGTGCCGGAATTCTCACGCGAATGCAATCAACCAACGATCCCTGAAAAGTAGTTTTGTCCGGGTACACGTCAATCTTCTTGTTCACCCATGAATCGGGATTGCTCCCATGCGCAGCGGCGATAATCATGGCGTTGGTCTTGTTACATACCAACGTCTTTTCCCGACCCGCGAATTTGAGAACCAGCTTTTTGCCGTTCTCGAAAGTAACGGTCTCGTAACCGGAAATTTCGAGTTCGTAGGTCCGACCATTCAAATCTGCTGCTTTAAGTGCGTTGCCCTTGGCTGGGTAGATGTCGTTTACATTTGTCATAGCGTGCTCCAGTTTTGTAGACAAGTTCAGTAAAGGTTTCGAGTGTGATAACTCCAGTCTCCACCAGTTCACGGTGGACAATATCTAGTGTGTCGCAGATTCTCCTTTCCTGTTCTTCCAGGTGTTGATACATTCGCCAGTCGGTCATTTAACCTCCAAATTCTTCAACACACTCCAAGGAGCCTTCACCCAATAGAGCGTGTAGACGTTATCTTGACGGTAACGAAAGACGGCTATTGATTCGTTGTAGTCGTAGCGTAGGAGCCTCATGCATGAATCTCCTTAACTGTGATAATCGATAGTGACCACGAGCCAATTGGGTTTTGGGTCAGTCCTGTTAATGTATTCTTCTGAATAATTTTTATGTTTATCGCGAAACATTGAGAGTGCCGTTGATATTTTCCCATCCCATTTAACAGGCATATGGTTGACGCCATTCCACTGATCTTGGCAGAGCATGTAAGTCGCTTTTATCGTTTCGCCTTTCCAGTCGGGGCAAGCTAAAATTACCCGAGAACATTCAAGATTTTCAGGCAACGATTCCAACGTAATCACATCCATGGGCAACGTGCCGCGCCCATTGCGACCGTATTGATCGTTGGAATGAGCGAACAACGGGCACGCCATAGGCGGATCGAACGGGAACATTTCGTTCCACTTAGCATCAACTATGGGTATCTGTGATTCCGGTTTTAATTCTTGTTTACCGGCTACAAGTCCAGAGACAGTAAATTTCTGCTCATGTAGCCATCTTTCAAATTCTTCGAGCTTTTCTTTGTCGTATCCAGCTAGTAACTTTTGCCCAGCCCACCGACCGCCGATTACGAAAAAATCCCAGAATGCGTTACTAGTATCCGTGTCTTCGTCTTCCTTTTCCGGTTGCTCATTGAAAGGCTCAAGGATTTGTTTCACCGCACCTTCTATATCTGTAGTAGGTGGCATAATTATTTCTAAGTGATAATGCATTAGAAAATCCTCCTGTCAGCACTCCGATGGTTCTTCGTTCGCTTCGATATTTCTGCGATCACGATTTTCTTGAAAAACCTTCCCACTTCGGCATCGTCACGCCACATATCGACTAGTATCAAGACATCGCTTTCGCGGATACCAAGTTTGGCAAGTGCCTCGGTGAGGCGGGCGATGGGTTCAAGGGCCATCATTTAAGCCACTTTCGTAATTCAGCCACTCGCTCTATGTAATCCAAGGCGGCTAATACTTCGCGGCGATCGGTTTTGTCTTTCCAGTATTCGCGCCCTTCCGATAACGTGAAGTTTCGACATCCGACCTTGACCATGATCGTTTTGTCTTTTATCCAACCGAATGACGCCCACCCGTTTGGTTGACCAGCATTGATTACCCAGTACGCACCGCGCAGGTCAGCATCGCGCAGGTTCGCACCGCGCAGGTTCGCACCGCCCAGGTTCGCACCGCCCAGGTACGCACCGCGCAGGTACGCACCGCGCAGGTCAGCACCGCCCAGGTACGCACCGCCCAGGTCAGCACCGCCCAGGTTCGCACCGCCCAGGTCCGCACCGCCCAGGTACGCACCGCCCAGGTACGCACCGCGCAGGTCAGCATCGCGCAGGTCCGCATCGCGCAGGTTCGCACCGCCCAGGTCAGCATCGCGCAGGTCAGCACCGCCCAGGTTCGCACCGCCCAGGTCCGCACCGCCCAGGTTCGCACCAGATTCAATTGCTGCTTGCAGACACAGCTTTATATTTTCAGTTTCTAAAGAAAATAAAACCGATCCAGATATTTTATGCTTTATCTCAAATTTCATTGCTCTATCTCCTTCTCTGCTTGGTCTTTGCATTGTCTGTAGATTCGCTGCGCCACCAATTCGTAAACAGAATCCGCGAAGGCGGTGCATGCTTCTCTCGGCAGTGGGTCGCGACGTCGCTTAGATTCGAAAATCAGCTGGCACACGCAAGCCACGTCCACGGATAGACAATCGGACTCGACGAGTTGATAGAGGATTTCGCCGACATCGGCCTTGTTTTCGAGAAGCCGTGACATCGTGGAGTCGTAGAGCTTTGCGGCGCGCTTGTTGATTGCTTCTTCTCGCATATCGTCGGCCTCGTATTCGCGTTGCGCTTGGTTCCAATAGGCTTTGTCTGTGAATGTCATGGCTTTAGTCTTTGGCGTTGGCGATGGCGTTGCGTGCCTCAGCAAGCATTTCAGCGCCCCCGTACACTGATATTTCCGGCAGCGCACGTTGTAGCACTTCCAGCAATTCGTCGCGTTGCTTCAATAAGCAATGAACACAAGTTGCCCTGATATCGTATCCGTGTGTACATTCTTTATGTACCTCGCGACTTGCCTTGTCGTTCATGGTTCCATCCTCCAGTTAAGTTAGGCCAGTCTGTTTATTCCGCCACGCGGCGACAGCCGTTCGGCCATCGCGATTAGCAGAGACTTCGGAAGTTTTCCGTCCGGCCTTGAAATCTACCTGATGGGAAAATTCATGTGCCGCAACAAACACGAGTGCTTCTTTCCAGTCTCGAAGCTCGTGAGTTGAATTACTCGAATAAGGAAACTTGTCCGGCTTACCGATACCAATCGTTACAAGCCCTTCACTTCCCGAAGCACGATCAGAATGTAGGTAAGCTATGCGATAAGCCATTCCTCGGAATTGGCTTCTTGAGTTCTTTACCTTCACACGGAGCTTTGAATGTTTTAGTTCAACATGCTTAGCAGCGAATGAAAGCATTTCGCGTACCTCACTTTCCGGGTAAGTCGCACTTACTGTGATTCTCATATTTGTCTCCTGCCGGTTGATCTTACAAATACAGTGAGCACAGATTAAACCTTACTTAAAACCACTGCTTAGCCGGTAACTACCCTTACGCCTCAACTTTTTCGAGCGTATCGGCAAGATCAAGAGCACCTTCTATGTATTGCTTTGTGCACGTAGAGTAGTCAACGATAATGTCGCACCCGTTGCCCTCCACCAATCGCACCCAGTATTTGTAACCGTCGTCTGGCTTTACTTCGTCATACGGCGCGGCGTAAACAAACAATCCGCCACCGTCCTGATCACTTATTTCAATCCTGAATCCGTTCTCCACAAGGTTTGAGATTAGTTCGCCGATAATCTGTCTTTCGATGCTTTTCATGTTTATCTCCTCTGCCGGTTGATCTTACAAATACAAGGTACCACAACACAACAGTCATTGCAACACTTCCCGACGGGCGGCATCTTTTAGTACTTGCACCGCATCTTGTGTTGTGAGAGTATACGCCCATGAACTGGAAAGAAACAATGGCGTTATACGCCGAGAGAAATAAACAGATCGTCGCGATGCGAAAGCGGGGCGAAACCCTTCAAGCAATAGCAAACGAGTTCGACGTTAAATATCAACGAGTACAGGCAATACTAAAACGTGAAAGCATTGGAAAGAGTAATACCCCTAACCCTCCTGCGAAGTCTCGCGGTAGGCCAAAACCTGCACGTCGTCTGCGATGACGATATAGGTGAGCTATTAGCCATGATTTATATGAATGTGGCTACTGACCAGGGGTGCGAGGAGATCGTTGATTCTGGGGCTTCTGGTGAGGCTTAAGAGCTATAAAACGAGGGTGAAATGAACCAAGACTTCCAGTCCTCCGTAACCCTCGCCGAACCCGTAAAAGAGTTCGACAAAACGATATGCGAAGCCTTCGCGGAGTGCTGCATTCAACTCGCGAAATCCAGAGGACTGCCGAACATAGAAAGCCAGCGCGCGAAGCTCGTTGAGATAGCCGAGTTGAGCAGGGGGTAAATATGGGATGCGATATACATGCAGCAGTAGAAAAGAAGGTTGGCGACCACTGGGTAATGATAGATAGACTTGAGTACCCGCAAAAAGCAGTGGAAAGAAACTACAAAAGATTTTCAGCACTTGCTGGAGTCCGTGGCACAGGACCAGACCCTAAAGGGCTGCCGGAAGACATTTCAGAAAGCGCAAAGTTATTCGTTGAAGAATGGGAAGGGGATGGACACAGCCATTCATTTTTAGAGCTTACCGAAGCAGCAAAGATTTTCCTTGCCACAGACTTCGATAGAGATGGAGATTTCAAAAATAAATACCCCCTATCTTACTTCTTCGATATAGACGATGAGAAAGTGCAAGTCGGTCACTATCGGCTCGTGTTCTGGTTTGATAATTGATAAGCGGAGCTAAGCCGTGGCTAAAACAGATAACCAAGAAGTTTTTCATATGTGGCGGGAAGAGGCGATTAAAGACATAAGAACACCAATAATGTTTATAACGCTGGGCCTGATTTTTATTTTTATAGACTTGCCTTCATGGTTTCATGGTGTTGCTTATCTGTGGGTGGTTTTGTTGTGGGTGCTCTTAACTCTGGAAAGAGTAAAGATAAACATTCTTGAAAAAATAATCGGTACTTATCGTGGCTAAGAAAATCAAATGCCCGCGTTGTGAAAATCTCAGGGACTCTACCTTGTTCCATGAGAACAAAAGAACGCGCTTAGGACGTGAAAAGGTATGTCATTTCTGCCGAACGCCCTTCAAGCCTAGCAAGTGGGAAGGCAAGAGCCATACGAAGCTGATTAAATTTCTAGGTAACGCGACATGAAAATCAAAATGGTTCGTGGTCATTTAGTTTCCTTTTTTGGAAAGGATTTCGATCTTCAGCCACCAGTAATTTCCTTCAAGCATGGGTATATTTGGGTCGGTGGAGAACATGGACCGTGTTACGCGCATTTGTCTGGCAACGCCAGATTACGCAAACTCGGTCTGGCTTTAGTAAAAGCCACAAAACCAAAACGCAAACGTAAATAGGGAGCCAACCATGAGGCGAAACTATGGACAGTACGGACTTACTAGCACTTTTGGCGATCTGTTTTTTCGCGTTCTGCTGCGTGTTGATTGGAAACTGGTCATCCTTTACGCGGGGATTACGATTGTCACGCTCGCCGTCGCGACGATCTGGGTTATAGGCGTGATTGCGCTAATACAGGCGATGGAAAATATATGGGCAACACCATAGCCTACACCGCGCTAGCGGTCGTCATCGCGATCTTCGCGGTTCACATACTCGCGAGGCTTTTCTGACACATGACGCCTGTCCTCTCCGCCGGAAGTCTCACAAAGGGCGACTATCCGGGGTCTCTGCCGGGACCGGGAGAGGGCAGGACGTGATGGGTTAGGAGACAAATGAACGTAAAAAAGCCCCAAGATGCTTGGCAACTTGAGGCTTCTCCACGCTTGACCAGGGAGGCTGGATCAGGCATTGTGTCAGGGCTGAATCCGACGATGAGCATCCTACCGCGTTATTCAAACTCACGTCAACTCAGCACTGGTGCGTCTTTCGGCCCCCGGCTGACTGAAGTCTCGCGATACCAGAAGGGCAAAACACTAGCCTATTCCACGAGTCGTCTATTGTTTTTTCTTTCTTTTCTTTCGGGCTTCCGCCATTGGCGCCCTTTCTTCCCTCGGGGGGAAAGGGGGGACTTGTGGGTTTCTGGTTCTTTCGTTTTTTGACCATGACTAAGAAAAAAATAATAGAACTCACCGAAACCCAGCAAGCTAGGTTTGACCGCTGTTGGTCGGTCTACCCGAGGCGTGACGCCGGTAAAGGTCAGGCTCAGAAAACAGATCGTGAACAAGAAAAGAGACTTCCCCGATGCCAATGCAGACGTACCGATCGTGGATGGAAAATATCGAGGCGTTGAGATAGAACCGAAATGAAAACTTATGGCTATATGCCCATGATGGAATGCCCAGCCTGCAATAAAGATTGGCAGTGGGATGACTACTACGATGTGCAGGAGGGGACGGAACGCGAGTGCCCAAACTGCGGAGCCGATGTCGTTGTTGAGTGGGCCGAACCGCTGCTTCATGTATGTATAAAAGTGAAACCTAACGCCGCCTTAACCGGCGAGCGTACGGAGGAAAAATGAGTACCGATGACGAAGCGAGTCCGGTTGAAGTGCCTGTTGGCCGCGAACGCATGAAAGCAATAGTTGCCTCGCTCCAAAAGTATATGGCTAGTTACACAGATCAGCCTATGTACGATACCTATAGAGATGAGACATTTATAGATGATGTGCTCTATGGCCTGGGTGTTGCTCTTGACCAAGAGGGGCACAAGTATGCTGGCGGTTTTGAGGTATTCAAGATGAAGCTATTGAAGCATTTGCGGCCCAACGCGGATTAGAGCGCATGCGCTCTTTCGTTTTACCCGTCGGTATGCAATCCCTCTTTCAACACCTGGAGGAATACGGCGATAACAAAGTCATTGTCGAGGTTAGGGAATCAACGCGCACACTCGTTCGTAATGATCAACTACATGCCGTTCTCACGGACATTACCAAACAAGTTAAGTGGCACGGTGAATACTATGACATTGAAGATTGGAAAAGACTTTTAACCGCTGGATGGATGAGAGCCACGGATAGGAAGATCAAACTTATTCCGGCTATCGATGGAAACGGTATAGACGTTTTGTACCAACGAACCAGTAAATTGACCGAGGCTGAGTGCAGAGAATTAATTCAATACATCTATGCTTGGGGCGTCGATCATGGAGTAAAATTCAAAGACCCGCATGAGCACAAATAATTTCCACCACATGAAAACGCGCGGCCTCTCCCTCCGTGTCGTCAGTCGAAACTACCCGTCGACGCTTGTGGTGGCTTGGGGCCGGTCGAAGGGCCGGCCTATTTTTTAAGAAGATGAGAAAGAAACGCAAACCGAAATCAATTCGACTGAAGCTACGCGATGAATTAGATAGAGTATTTTCTATATTCATCCGCCAACGAGATGGAGGTCAATGTGTCACCTGTGGAGCGAGAGGAAACTGGAAAGACTTTCAATGCGGTCATTACATTAAAAGGCAATACAACGGCACTCGTTGGGACGAACGTAACTGCAATAGTCAGTGCGGTATTTGTAACGGAGCGAGACGCGGAGCAGTCCACGAGCACGCTGCTTACATCGCCGGAAAGTATGGGGCCGAAACTCTTGAAATACTTCTGTCTATGAAGCGGGTAGGAAAGAAATGGACCCGATCCGAACTACTTGAGAAGATCGAAAGCTACAAGGAAAGGATTTCTAAGTTTTGAGACCCGATCATCTGCAAGAACTGCTGGAATCTATAGCCATCAAGCACGGTGTAGACCCGCAGCGTATAGTGAGAATCAAAGAGCGTATCGAGAGACGAGAACAGAGAAGGGTAGAGAATAATCCAGACAACAGGAGCAACAATGAACTTGACTGATTTCGACCCCCTGGAAAAGCTAAAGCTGTTGGAGCCGAGCGCCAAGGAGCTAAGGCCGTTGCCACCTGGACACATGCGAGAAACCGGCATAGACATAGCTGGGAGACTAGCGAGGCTAAGCCGTGGTGCCTCTCTATTTGTCAGAGTCAAATACGCTGGTCAGTACAATTTCGACCACGATCTGAGGCACTGGTTAAAGGTCGAAGTGTTCGACGACCTAGTTAAATCCACTATGCAGATACATGCCGATCTCTGCGATACCGCGATAACCGAGGCTCTGGACGACCGTGTATGTCGGGTCTGTTTAGGTGTTGGCAATCTCCCTGAGGTCGCGGAATCCGGGAAACTCACGGGAAAAAATGTTTTGTGTCCCGAGAATTGCGACAACGGCCGCGTGTATTGGACTGATTACGCGCGGGCCAAGTGTTGCCACATGCACCACGAGACCTGGAAGCGCCACCATGGTCGTCTATACATGCAGATATTAACCATTCCATTGACTTGGGAAGGCGAGGCGAGGCGCGCATTAATCGCTTGACGTCGCGGAGCGCAAGGGGGTAAATTGCTAAAATCTATAGCAATTGTCACCCCTGAGCCCGTCACGTGCGGGTTTTCGCATTAAAAATTCATTTGAGCCTATGAAACGAATCCTATTCGTACTCGCGTTTGTTTGTCTCCCCGTCTCGGCAGGCTGGGAAGTCTCTAACCCAAATTCAGCCGTCCTCACAACCCCATTGGGGACCGCTTGTAGTGATTCGGTGGTCTATAGCAACGGTGGAATAGATTACCGGGGCGTAGTTATTGGGGGGTACACAGCGGCTTTTGAATGTACTTTCGTACAACCTCCCCCGCCTCCACCGGGATCGGTGTTTGGATTGGAATGGCCGGGTGATGCTCATGTAACCGGTGTCCGTAGAATGCTTTATTGGGATAACCCTCCCCCAGCGTATCCCATGACCTATATTTTCAAGGTCTTTCCCAGAAAGAAAACCAACCACGACGCATATTTCACGACGTTCTTTTGGGGCAACAACGGTGCCTTTAGTTGCAATTATCTCTACTACGGAGCCCACCCTTATCCTGTACCAGCTCCGAGTGGAGCCGGACGCTGGGAAGTCGGGTTTGACTGTATAGACGAGACCGCACCGGGTGAGGTTCAGTGGAACAGGTGGTTTATACAAGCTGTGGTTATTTATCGCGACCCCAACAGTTCCAGTGCGGTCTTCGTGGATTTCTATTACGACTTACCTGATCTGAACAAGAAGGTCACGAACAGAGGCTACCCGAGAGCACAGCCACCTAATCCCGCTATTGTCATGGGACAGGCTCCTACCAATGGACAAGGCGGTACTCAATCATGGGGTGGCTACGATGGTTGGGAGGAATTCAACGGCATCATTCGTGGTATTCAAATCTACACGGACAAGCTCAGCACGGCCGAAATAGCACAAGAGATAACGACTCCGAAGTCCACCACGAAAGGCGCTAGTTCAATCTGGTATCTCAACGTCAATCCCAGACCCACTGACGTTACGGATAAAAAAGACGTAGGGACTCCTCATCATCCACAGTGGCAGGGAACTACATCTCTTGAGTGGATGCAGTGATCCTTGTAGACAACGTCTCTGTTAGACCCGGTAAGGGTAAGTCCAGCGCTCCCGTACCGTTTGACATTTCTGACGACGCTAAGTCAATACTGATTTCGGTCTCAAGAGATTCTTGGCCGAAAGCCCAGAAACAAAACGAAGACTTACCCGCGCCTTCCGTAAGAGTCGTCCTTGAAGTCCAGAGACGAGGATGGGAAGTCGAGGGGTTTTTTGAATCCGAGGGCGGGGATTATTTTGTCAGGACCGGGACCGGACAGACGCCTGACTTTCGCTTAGCCCAAGTCTCTAGTGCGAGGATAGGGCTCCAGCCCGGTAAAAATAGAAAAGGCCGAATCCGTATCGAGGCCATTGAAGATATTTCTACGACCCTCAAGGCCGAGAACTCGGTTACCGTAGGCACACCTGGGTCAACTCAAGGAACCAGTGTCAGCACGCTAGGCGTTTCCGTCACGGTCTCAGGCACGAACACTTGGCTGAAAGTTGGTGTAGGTTGGTCCGCCGGTAGTCCGGTAGGGTTTAGTTCTTGTACCTACAACGGGGTAGCAACGACGTCGTTATGGTCGACACCGACCTCGTTAAGCTATCACCGGTCCGTAGGTAGAGATTTAGTAGCACCCGCCAGTGGCACGAACACACTCACGGCTACATTAGCCGGAACACAGGACGAAATGTGTTTGGGAGGGATACCGTTTGAAGGCGTTGATCAAACGACGCCTCATGGTACGGTACCCACAGTCGCTACAGGAACGACAGGAACACCGACAGTTAATGTAGCCTCGGCGACAGACGAAATTGTAGTCGACTTCGCTTACGGTGGGTTTTCCGATATAGCTGTAGGTACTGGCCAGACTTCACGATGGGAAGAAGAAGGCATAGGTAGTGCACCGTATCTAAACTCAGGTGGAGCCTCTACGGAAGCCGGAGCAACGACGGTTACAATGTCTTGGAGTGGAACCGCTGGAGACATTCCCGACTGGTTAACGTGTGGGGTTTCTGTTAAACCTGCGGCGGCAGGTGGCGCTACCGTTCGATCATATCTACCAACTCTCGGAGTGAGTTAAGTGGCTGATGGCTTAGAACTAAACGCGGGATCGGGTGGGGCGACGCTAGCCACAGATGACGCTGGCGTCTCCGGTCATGTGCAGATAGTAAAACTAGCTCAATCGGCTGATGCCTCGGCATCGCCTATTACTGCTGATGCGGGTGGTCTCTTAGTTAATTTAGGCACGAACAACGACGTTACGGTTACGGGAACAGTAACGGTAGACGGGAGTGGCGTAACCCAGCCCGTCTCGGGAACGGTTACTGCTAATCTAGGCGCTACCGACAATGATGTTTTAGATTCGATTGACACAAACACAACGACGTTAGCCGGTGCGGTATCGGCCACAAACGTCAAAGTATCGATTGAAGCCGATAACGTCGGAATCGGTGGCGGGACTCAATACACCGAAGACGCCGCCGCCGCTGCTGACCCCGTTGGTAATGCGCTTATCATGGTCAGGGATGACGCGTTATCAGGCCAAACGACGACAGACGGAGATAATGTCGCCGCAAGAGGCACGGATAAGGGCGAACTCTATGTAAAACACGTAGACGCCATTCCCATAACGGACAACGCCGGTAGTATTACCGTTGATGGGACAGTCACCGCAAACCCCGCCAGCGGAACAATAGATACCGTTACGACAGTCGCGTCAGTTACGGCTATTGCAAACGCTCTACCAGCGGGAGATAACAATATCGGTAACGTCGATATCGTAACGGTTCCGGCTCCGTTGAGTACTACGGGCGGAGGAACAGAAGCGACGGCGTTACGTGTCACATTAGCCAACGACTCAACAGGCGTTGTTTCCATAGACGACAATGCCGGGTCTTTAACTGTTGATGGGACAGTAGCGGTATCGAGTGTCACCACGAGTATAACGCCGGGGACCGCAGCGGCTAATTTAGGAAAAGCCGAAGACGCCGGACATACCAGCGGCGATGTAGGAGTGATGTCTTTGGCAGTTAGTGCTGCGACCGCAACCGCGAGAGCAGGGACAGCGGGGGACTATCAGCCCCTTTCGGTATCAAGTTCCAACGGAAGACTTTTCACTTCCGCCACGGTCGACGCCGCGTTACCTGCCGGGACTAACTCCGTAGGCAATGTAGGATTAGTTGGTAGAACGTCCGGTGGAATGTCGATATTTAGGTCTATCGATATAGACGAAACCGAAGAAGCCGTTAAAGCCTCGGCGGGGCAAGTCTTTAGTATAACGGCCTTCAACACAACCGCCGCTCCGCTTTTCCTAAAATTCTACAACGGAACCGTGGCAAGTGTGGTAGTAGGAACAACGACACCAGTTCTTACCTTTGTCGTGCCGGGAAACGCGGATTCGGATGGTTCCGGATTTGTCTGGAACAACGAAATAGGCTTTGCTTTTGGTACAGCAATTACAGTTGCTTGTACGACAGGTGTGGCAGACAACGACACCGGCGCACCAGGAGCGAATGCCTGTATTGTTAACGTCGGGTATGTGTAATGTTAGCCTGGGTTTTGAATCTAGGTTTTGCAGCAGGTGGAGCCGTTACCCCAGTTATTCCTCCTGCGACAACAGCCGGCGGGGGAAGACGGTACAGCCGACCGTTAATGTACGCGCCGACTATCTCATCGGAGCGGGAAATTCACCTCGATGAAATCAAACGACAGATAAGGGAAGCCACAGAAAGGAAAACAGAAGAACTTATCGAGCGCGAGCGGCTAGAATCAAGGCAACAAATAGAGGAAGCGCGAAGACGGGCACGGCAAGCGGCGCTACTGGAATTATCGGTAAGAACCGCTCAAGATACACAGCGAAAACTATTGAGTTTGAGCGTTGAAAACCAGATCGCCGCCGAGCTAAAGAAGAATCTGGCGGAAGAACAGAACGCGGTAATAGCGATCCTAATGGCATCCGAAACCTACGAGGCATGACATGAAAACCAGTAAATCACCAATACAGAACGGGCCTAACAGCAAAGGCACACCAAAGGACAACGAGCGAAAACAAAAGTCATCGGCGGAATCAAGGTCGCCCGAAACTGCTCTAGGCGTAAACAACCACGGGCCTATGAGCCTTTCAATGCAAAAACCAAAATAGGTAACGAAAAATTCTTACATCCTGGTAAGTTTAATAGTGTTAATGAAAAATCTTTCTTCGTAGCCTATCCCAGTAGGGACTATGACAACGCGGGCATTGTTTAGTCTTCGCGTAACTACGCGCGATCCACTTATGCCCACAGCGCAGACAGTGACGGTTTAACTTCATGGCATGTGACACACATGAGCAGGTAAGTCTCTGGCGAGCATCCGAAAGCAACGCACGACGTTTGATCGTGCCGACCACAAAAACACCAGACATTCCCAGCGATTCGGATCACCAGCCCAGGTTCCACGTGGAACAATCTTAGCGTGTACTTTCATGGTTTCACCTTGGCGCGCTCCAAGACGCGCACTAGGTTAGGTGGCCGGCGACCCCTTGCGGGATGCTCGCGCGCTTGGAGTCGCGCTCAAACCGGCCGTGATCGATTAGTGATTAGCCGATATAGGCCCGCAATGGCAGTACGCACGTTTCAGTGCGCCACAGTATTGGCAATACGGGGATGGATCGTAGTCATTGAGCCGATGCGCATTGTCGGACTTATAATCTTCCCATGCGCCGGCTTCGGCTCGATCCAATAGTTGTTCCCATTCTTGCTGTAATTCATACATGTTCATGGTCTGGTTACTCCGTAGCTTTGGCGATGGGGGTCGGACTACAGCCCGCACTCGAAGCTTTTGACTTCACAGGCAGAATCTTCGCAGACAGGGCATACCTTCGGCTTGTAGGCGTCAAGCTCTGCCTGAGCCTCTTTGAGGTTCGCAATAACCTCCTCGCGCTCGCGATACCCGAGAGGGCCGCCCAATGCTTGATTGCCGTTCCGAATGATTGCTTTCAACAAATCGCGGTTTCTCACTGTCGTAGTCTCCAAGGTTAAGGGCAGTCTTGCCCACACTGCGCCCACGAATAGGCGCAGGGGGAGCGGGCTACAGTGATCGATAGGCCGCTTCGGTTACATTGTCGATTACCTGCTCCGATTCGTCCGGCATTAATCGCCGGACAACGCGGCGCACGTCATCCATGGTTACGCATCCGTCAAAACGGCCGCGCATGGTCTCGGCTACCTCTTCACATTCGGTCATAGTCGTATTCTCCGGTAGTGGTCGAATTCGTTAAGGGTCATGTATCTAGCTTGATAGTGCTTGCCAGAATGAACGAAACAAGCGAACACGGGCTCATTTTTTTCGTTGTGCGTGTACGGTTCACCGACTAGGAAAGCGTTTTCCCCCATTGCGGCAGGCGGCAAGACGTCTAACATTTGGTTATACATGTTCTCTGTCGTTTCTACCCATGGATAGGGCTTCGTCTTCATGGTCGCCCACAAGTCTTCCCACTCAAGCGGTTCATTGAGATTATTTTCGGTAAAATGTGCCATTGTCTTAATCTCCAAGTAGTCCCGCCTAGGCCCGGGCGGTATCGGTGTATCTACATGTACTCTACCATATATATGTGCATAGACATATAGTGTCAAGCACTAGTTTTATACCGTGTTGTTCTAACAATGAGGGTTTGATATGCGAGACACCACACGAAAACGTAACTGGCAAACCAACAAGACCAGAGAAAAGATAAGAGATAGTATCCAGACCGGTCTCATCGTAAAAAGGTTTGAAAAACATGTACTTAACAACGAGGACAGCGAAGAATATGTAAAGCTGACGACCACGCAAATTAAAGCCGGTGAGGTCTTGCTAGGCAGAACACTACCGTTACTGTCGAGTAGTGAGATTATCGAACAACACAAAGAGGAAGGATTGCAGGACGTAGAGGCTAAGCTTATATCATTAGTGGGCGAGGAATTAGCCTACCGGTTGCTTGGTAAGTCTGACCAAACCCACGAAGCCCCAGAACAGACACAGTAAAGAGTAAGGGACTAAAAGCGATGGCACTGGAACGGATCGCGCCGGTGACGCCAAAACACCAGCAGTCCCACCTAGATAAGTGCTTGCAGCATGTGATACGCTGGACAAAGAGCGACGCTGGACACCTAAAAACCACAACAGCAAAGGAGAGGCTAATGAGACTGATTATATTGCTGGCACTCATCGCAATGGGGGTAGCTTCAGTACTAGGGATTGAGAGCGATCCAATGATCGTATCGTCTACCGCAGCTGGCTATTTGATTAGCTGGGTGTATGAGATAGCGTTAGAGATGGATTAGATGGCGATTAGAGGTTGCACCTGTCAATCTCTCTTTCCATGCAGCAGAAAAGCTAAAGTGTCGCGTAATAGCCATTATGTTAAATAGATATACAAGCCATTGATACATAAGGCATTATCTAGGCATGCGTAGTATAGCAGAATTGATCTATAGGCTAGGTTTATAGGGGTACACCCCCCTTTAAGGTACAGAGGATATGGCTATTCACCACCCACAATTTTACGAGACTAATCCTTAACCCACACAAATGCTAAGCCAAATAGTCTCAGAATGTGAAGAGCTAATCGGAAGACTTTCAGCTATCAGAGTGAACTTCCCAGACACAGAAGTCAGGGTAAAACACACGATATTTAACCTGAAAAAGGTTTTGGAAAAACCCCCAACAGCGCAACAAGTTGCTGTAATGATCGATGACCTACAGGATTTGAGAGCTTACCTGGTAGACATACTAAAAATGGACCCAGAGTACCTGAGAAGCCACTTCGTGCCATGTGTAGAAGTGATTGATTTACTTCTAGGGCCTACACAGACACAACATTGATGAACTTCGAAGCATTCTGCGAAGACCTGAAGCACTGTCACTGGCAGGACTACACAGAGGATAAGTTTAGAGAAATACGCGATGATGCCTATAAGCTATTTGAGGAAAAAGGTGACATCGATTATCAGCTATTCCCACCTACCTTCCGATGGCATTTGTGCTCTTCCAGGTTATCTCAGGGGAAGTTCGATAACTGGGATGGGTGGGAATACCGCTCCAACTGGTCGATAACATTTCAGGGGTGGAATGGTTTCAGGTTGAAAGTTCCGAAGTGGAACGGGAAACCCGTTAATAAGCTGGTTATAGCTTCTGAACAAGGGATAGGAGATGAAATCTGTTATGCCTCGGCTATTCCTGAACTAATTGTCAGGCTTGGCCATGAACCGTTAGAGCTTCAATGTCATCCACGTCTCATCCCGTTGTTCGAGCGTTCTTTCAGGATAACTTGCACACCACGAAAAGTTCTATCCGACATAACGGATGCCGATGCGGTGGTGGCGCTGGCCGATCTTTTCATGTTCTATCGACGGGATAAATATCACTTCCCGAAAAAACCTTTCATTAAGGTGAATCCAGAACTCCAGGATTACTGGGAATCGAAACTCGCTCACTTTGAACGCCCTTTGATAGGCATTGGCTGGAAATCACGTCATGGATCACTTGACCCAAAAGACTTGATGAAAGAAAAGGGGACGTACATAAACTTGCAGTACGGTGAAACAACACCAGGGGCCGTTGAGCTTGAATGTGACGCGCTCACGAATATGGACGACCACATGGCGCTGGTGTCATGTATGGACAAAGTTGTTAGCGTTACCCAGACGCTTTGCCATGAAGCCGGTTCCTTAGGCGTCGCGTGTGATGCCATTAAACCCCCCAAAGGCACGGGAGAGACAGACTCTATCCTGTGGTACTACGGAACGGGTGGAGACCATCTAATTTACGGGAACCAGAAAGTTTTCAACTCGATTTCCGATTGGCAATCGTGCCACTAGCATGATTTGTATTGTCGGTCATGGCCCGAGTCTATTGGGGGCAAGAAAAGGCGCACAGATCGATTCGCATAAAGTCGTCAGACTCAAGCAGGGGTGGAAGCAGTGTGTTGAAAACCCGCAAGACTATGGAACCCGGTCGGATTACCTGATGACCTCGACCGAAACGCTGGGATGTTTCGTAAACGGCGGGCTCCATGATTTTAAGGGAGATTATTGGGCATACCCGAAATATGGATGGTTCGATGAAGAAATCATCTGCAAGATCGAAAAATTACTAGGGGTTCTATGGATCCCCCTGAACTATATAAACAGGGCCAACTGGGAGTTCAAGAAGACCGCCAGCCACCCGAATGTATCATTGGGTATGGCGGCGATTCTCTATGCCGTCGCTTTAAAACCTGAAAAGATCGCGCTTGCCGGATTCGACACTCTCCTGGACCCGGAACTGGAATTCTCGCGGAACCCGGATATTCCGCGAACCGGAGTTGGAGACTACCCTAATCACGATTGGAAGGCGGAAAATGTCTTGTTGAAACAACTTCAGTTAAAAACCTGTATCGAGAAATTATGATAGCTGTAACGACGTTTTCAGCCACCGGCTATACTCACTATGCCAAAGCCATGCTGAAGTCGATGGTCGAACACTGGCCGACAAAAATCATCGTGTATTCGGAAAGTCCGATCGATCTAAAACACGAGAAGATCGAAGAGCGCGACTTCTTTGGTATCGAAGCCGTACCGACGTTCTACCAATACCTGAAGAATGTTCCGCTCGCGATGGGAAAGACGCCGAAAGGCTACAACTACAACTACGACGCCTGGAAGTTCACCCGCAAGGTCTTTGCTCAACACGACGTATTGAAAGACTACCAGGGTAAAGTTTTCTGGGTCGATGCCGACTGCTTGATCGAAAAAAATATCTCACAGCCGTTCCTGGAAAATTTAATGGGTACGGTTGGTTTGGTTTTTTTCGGTAGGCTGGGGTTCTATACCGAGACCGGTTTTATAGGTTTCGATACCGAAGCAGATGGATTCAAGGAATTCCTAGCGAAGTACATCGAGTGTCTGCAACGGGGGGTTCTCTTCACCTTAAGACGTTGGCACGACTGCGAAGCCTTCGATTGGGCAAGGTCTTTTAACTTGACCTCACAGAAAAACCTGAGTCCTTGGTTCGATCTCGCAACCGTAACGCGCAACGACCTCGGGCAGTTCGAGGTACCTTCCGATTTTCTGGATGTTATCGGAACATCGGAATTGGGACAGTATCTGGTTCACAAAAAGGGTCCTAGAAAAATGCTCCATGTGGCTTAAAAAATGAAAGCATTCATTACCGGAGTAACCGGACAAGACGGTTATTACCTTAGCCGGCTTTTATTGGAGAAGAACTACGAGGTTTTCGGGTTAATTAGGCGGACTTCTCAGGCCCATCAATTCCCGAAGGACGTTACGATTGTCCATGGTGATGTTTGCGATCCATCGCTCATTAAGGTTGTCGAAGCGATAAAACCGGACGAGGTATACAACCTTGCGGCAATGAGCCACGTTGGGCATTCCTTCGAAATACCAATACAAACCTTTTCGATAAACGCGATGGGCACGTTGAACGTGTTACAGGCGGCGAAAAACGTTGATTCCAAATTCTATCAAGCATCCACGAGCGAGTTATTCGGCGATCAGCCGGGACCGCAAAACGAACGAACGCCGTTTCGCCCGTGCAGCCCCTATGGTATTTCCAAGCTCGCGGCTTTCTGGGCGACGGTGAATTATAGAGAGCGTGGGCTGTTTGCCTGTAACGGAATTCTCTTTAACCACGAAAGCCCCAGGCGTGGAGAAGATTTCGTTACGCGAAAAGTCTGCAAAGCTGCCGCAAGAATAAAAGCAGGTCTTCAGGAAAGACTCACGCTTGGCAATCTCGAAGCGAAACGCGATTGGGGTCATGCGGAAGATTTCGTTCAGGCAATGTGGCTGATGCTTCAACAAAAAAACCCGCAAGACTATGTGGTTGCCACCGGTAAACAACATTCGGTTCAAGACCTTTGTGGGTACGTTTTCGAACGCCTTGGCCTCCGTTGGCGTGAATACATAGACGTTACCCGAGACAACTTCAGGCCGACCGAAGTAGGCGATCTCGTCGGCGATTCATCCAAAATAAAATCGATTGGCTGGAAACCTATGTATGATTTCGAATCCTTGATAGAGGAAATGTTAAATAATGAGCTTACATCCGTTGGCCTCCCCGAGTTGGGGGCAAGAGGAAATAGAAGCGATTCAAGAAGTGGTGAAGTCCGGAAACTTCACGATGGGCGAGAAAGCATCGAGTTTCGAGCAGCAGTACGCTAGTTATGTAAATTCTAAATACTGCGTGGCGGTGAATTCCGGTTCATCGGCCAATCTGTTGATGACCGCCGCTCTTTCACTTCGCCAAGGGGTCGGAGAGGTTATCGTCCCGGCGGTCGCTTGGTCTACTTCCTACAGCCCGTTCGTTCAATGCGGCTGGAAGTTGAAGTTTGTCGACATCGACCGGGAAACGTTGAACTACGATCTTCAGGCGTTAAAACAAGCCTATCAAGGTCATGAATTGATTTTAGCTGTCAACCTTCTCGGTAATCCCAATGACTTTACCGAGTTCCCCTCCATGGAATTATTGGAAGACAACTGCGAAGCCATGGGCGCCGAGTACGCCGGTATGAAGACCGGGAATTTCGGACGACTGTCCAGCCATTCGACATTTTTCAGCCACCACATCTCCACCATGGAAGGTGGTCTAATAACGACCGATGATGAATTTTATTACGAAATGTTATTATGTTTACGTTCGCACGGCTGGACCCGGCATTTACCGAAAGGCAATAAACATGGTATCAAACCGTCCAGCTTTGAATTTATCTATCCAGGCTACAACGTAAGACCGACCGAAATTCAGTGTGCCATCGGTCTTAAACAACTTGAAAAGCTCCCTAGATTCATCGATGAGCGTCGTAAGAACGCTGATCTATGGAAAGAGGTCAGCAAGATTCACGGATGGAAAACGCAAAAAGAACCGACTCACGGTAAATCCTCTTGGTTTGGTTTTGCGCTAATAGTGGACGATATCTCGCACTTTGAATCGGTTAAGAAAAAGTTCGACGGTAAGGTTGATTACCGACCCATCATGTCGGGAAACTTCACCAAATCGAAATCAATCGTTCATTACGATTACTCGATTCATGGAGAGCTAAAAAACGCCGATTGGATCGATCAGCACGCCATTTTTATCGGTAATCATCATTACCCGATCGATTGGAGTTGGCTTGATTAACGTCTTTATCGGATTTGATAAAACCGAAGCCAAGGCGGCTTATGTGTTGGCGCACTCGATTCAGAACCGTGCCTCGATCACGCCGTCGATTTCGTTTATCAACCGCAAATCCTTAAGGGGGATTTTTACCCGTCATCGATCGGAACTCGATTCAAGCGACTTCTCGATTTCCCGGTTTCTGGTACCCTACTTGTGCAATTACCGGGGTCATGCAATTTTCATGGACCAGGATATGTTATGCGTCGATGATATTGCCAGACTTTGGGCGTGGCGTGATGATAAGTCATTACGCGTGGTTAAACATAACCACGTCGCGTCGGAAACGGTAAAATCGACAGGTAAGGCACAAATCAACTACGGCAAGAAAAATTGGTCGAGTCTAATGTTGTTCAACAATGAAAAATGCAAAACGTTGACGCTGGATTATGTAAACACCGCACCCGGTCTCGATCTTCATCAATTCAAATGGCTTGAAGAACATGAGGTAGGCGAACTGCCGAATTATTGGAATCATCTCGTAGACTACGATATCCCCGATCCGAATAGCTCCTTGTTTCACTATACGATTGGCGGACCGTGGATCGAAACCTATTCGAAGTGCACGTTTAATGGCAACTGGAAAGACGAAGCGTTGGAACTCGAAGGAGAGTAAATGAGCATTACTAAGCGTATCGATGAGATTACCGGTATTTCGCAAAAGTATTTACGTACCGACCCGCCGGCACCCAAATCGGTGAAAATAGAAATCTCTCCAAGATGTAACTTTCGATGTTCGTTTTGTACGTTTACAGAAAGACCGTTACATACGGAAGATATGGATTTTAGTCTGTTCAAGAAAATAGCCGATGATTTAAAGTCTCTCGATGTTGAAGAGGTTGGCGTCTTCTACATTGGCGAGTCTTTTATGAACCCGACCCTATTAGTAGATTGTATTTCTTATTTGAAAAAGATAAAAATCCCTTATATTTTTCTTACCTCTAACGCTTCGTTAGCCTTTCCAAACGAAGTTGAAGATTGCATGAAAGCTGGTTTAGATTCTCTCAAATGGTCGATTAATGCCGAGAACGAAGAACAGTTTAAAAAGGTGATGGGAGTCTCGGATAAGTTATTTTACAAATCAATCAATAACGTAAAATCTGCCTGGGCCATTAGAACGGCAAAAAACTACAAAACTAAACTCTATGCTTCCTCCATTAGTTACGACGGTGAACAACAAGTAAAAATGGAACGCCTATTGGCGGATCATGTTCTACCGTATGTCGATGAACATTACTGGCTTCCACTTTATTCGTTGAGCACTTCTTCGTCTGAGCGCGAAGAACGTTTAGGTTTCAAGTCTAGTGCGGGGAATCAAGGACGTTTAGGGTCTTTACGAGAACCAGTACCGTGTTGGTCGCTTTTTACCGAAGGTCATATTACTTCTAATGGGAAAATGTCTATCTGTTGCGTAGACACAACCTGTGAAGTAGATGTAGGAGATTTGAGTAAGCAATCTTTTATGGAAGCATGGAATTCAGATACATTTCAAAGTCTTCGATCGGCACATTTATCTAAGAAAATTCAAGGAACTATATGTGAAGCGTGCGTGACGTGAATTTAGGCCAAAAGAAACTCGAAGAAGAAACTGAAGATACAGCAAGAAATATGTATGGACCAAAAGAAACTTCCTGAAGTCGTTAAACTTTTGGCTGATATCGATGCATATAAAAATACGCATAAAATCGAGTTCTACAAGCCCTATGAATTCCAGATTAAATTTCACACGGCGTTAGGCACCGGCGAGTTCGTCCCGGTAAGGTCCGACCCTAAAAAATTGGGGCTGGCGATTCTTCGCGCGCTTCAATGCGGTAATCAAATTGGGAAAAGCACTTGCGGGGGAATGGAAACGGCTTACCACCTTACCGGGCTTTATCCTGAAAATTGGCAAGGCCATTATTTCGATCATCCCGTGGAGTGGTTATGCTCCTCGACGACCAACGAGACTACAAAAGACCGCTGCCAGACGGAATTGATGGGTGACCCGGCGGATGACTCCGCCATAGGCACCGGCTCCGTCCCTAAATACTGCCTGGGGCAACAGACCCGAAAGCCCGGTGTTCCCAATGCCTGTGAGTCCTTAATGGTGAAACACTTCACCAAAGGTCTATTTGACGGATGGTCAAAGTGTTATTTTAAATCGTATGACCAGGGGGCCAAGAAGTTCATGGGTTATCGATTACACGGGTTTTGGAACGACGAAGAACCCCCCAGGGAGATTTTATCCCAGCAGTTGCGTTCTTGTATTGCTACTGATGGAATAGGATATCTAACCTATACCCCAGAAGAAGGCATGACCGAAGTCGTTCACGAAGTTATGCACGACCCTAAACCGGGGTGGGCGTTAATCACAGCCTCATGGGATGACGCACCGCACATGACGCCGGATAAAAGACGTCAAAAGCTCATGCAATACCCCGTCCATGAACGGGAAATGCGTGAGAAAGGCATTCCCATGGTGGGGACAGGTCTAGTTTGGCCTGTCCACGAGGATCAAATATCCATCGCGCCCTTCGATTTACCCTCCCATTGGGCCAGGATTTGCGGCTTCGATATCGGTTATGACCATCCTGCTGCTATTGTGTGGTGCGCGGTCGATAGGGATAAAGATGCGATTTATATATACGACGCTTTTAAGCAGTCAAAGACGCTGATGCCGGTTCTATCGACGACTTTAAAGGCGCATGGAGACTGGATTCCCGTTATGTGGCCGCACGACGGCATGAAAAACGATCCCAAATCCGGAAAGCCGTTTGCCGACTGGTACCGTAATGACGGAGTCAATATGCATCGCGAATGCTTTTCAAACCCGCCGAGTCCCGGTCAGAAAGAAGGCCAAGGTGGGAATGGGGTGGAGGTCGGTCTTGTTGAAATCCTGACACTGATGGAAACCGGAAGGTTTAAAGTATTTTCGCATCTCAAAGATTGGTTCGACGAATGGCGGATGTACCATCGAAAAGGCGGACAAGTCGTTAAAGTCAACGATGACTTGTGCTCCGCTACTCGTTATGCCGTGATGATGCGAAGGTTTGCCACGACCAAGCCCGTGAAAATGAAGCCGCGCCTTTCGGTTGTAGGAGTGGGAAATTGGTAGACGTTAAGAAGAGAAAGATCACGAAAAAAGATTGGGCCAAGGTCCAGGAGCTTGTCAACAAGGAATACGATGAGCGCAAACGTGATTCTTTTCGCAAACTCCACGAGACGATCTGGAAGGAAGTCGATCGTCAAATTGTTATGGAGCCCTTACGTAGGAAAAATAAGGACGGCTCCGTGGTCGACGAGGAATGGCGTTCGGTACTTGAGATGGGGGAATTAGCAAAGGCGTCGGAAATCATCACCGCCGATGTCATGCGTTTGACCTTCCCGTCGACCCGATCATGGTTTGAAGTCCACTCTGAAGTTCAGGGGGATCTTGATCCTGTTTCAGGACAAAAGCTGGTCGATCAAAAACGTCAGGAATTCACCGATAAAGCCTTGAGGGCGTTGTTAGTCCAACAACACGAAGACTTCGGGGTTAAAGCGCGTTATGAATTATCGGTAAAAGAAGCACTTCACCACGGTAGTTACGTGTCGGAAATACGTTTCGAGTATAGAAATAAATACTACAACGCCCAAGGCGGAGTCTCGGTCATGGGCGCGCCGGTGTGGGTGCCGTATTCTATGTGGAACGCCTATCCAGACCCCAGTCCGTCGGTTATCGGAACGGATTTGTTCTATACCGGGTCCATGATTCTTAGAGATTACATTCCACTTTATCAGTTGAAGGAAATCGCGCGTGGCGATGGCTGGATGCCCGAGAACATAGACAAAATACCCAAGCGAACGAACCAGAACAAGGATGTCGATACTCAAGATATCGAGTTGATAAAACGCTACGGGGATTTGGTGATGGAGCGCGGCGACGGTGATATCACGCTTCCCAATTATAAATGCATTCTGGCGAACGGCGTGATTGTCTATGCCGAATCGAACGATCTTCCGTATCCGCCGGTGGTCTTTTCAGGGTATGAACGTATGGACGTTCGAGACCCGTACTACACCTCGCCGTTGATAAAACTATCGCCGATGCAAAAGCTGGCTTCGCAGTTGGCGAACAAGTATCTCGACGCGGTTTGGTTGCGTGTGGAACCACCGGGTATTTACGACGCCAACGATCCCCAGTTTGTTTTGAACGGCGGCCCAAGAATAGCCCCCGGAGCACAGACTGGATCGAAGTCCTCGGCGGCGTGGTCGGAGCTTAAAATCGGAGACCCCCAAGAGGCATTGCGTGGACTCGAATTAATCATCGCGCAAATGAACCAAGGACTGGGGATTAACGCCATCCGCGCGGGAGCCGGTGGAGATGTATCCGATAAAACCGCGACCGAGATTCAGACGACCGAAGCCAAGGCCGAAATACGAACTGCGGAATTCGTGGATAAACAGGAACGCCATGCACTTAGACCGTTTCTCTATTGTCAACATGAGTTGAACAAGCTGTATATGGAGAATTACGAGTTCTACAACCCGGAGATGGACGCGCCGGATTTTATGCGGGTTACACGGGATCAATTACCGGCTATTTGTCAATTTGAAGTCGTGGGCTCCCGGGGTGTTTTGGGAGAAAAGAATCGTATGGAGAAGAAATCCGCCGTGACCATATGGGCGGACCAGTCGCCGGGGTTTAGTAAACTTTTAAATCGTGAACAGCTATTGAAGGACGCTTACCAGGATGCCGGCGAGAAACAGCCGGAGAATCTAATTATCACCGGTCAGGAGGAAGACCCCGAGCAGTTGAAGGCGCAGTTCCAAGAACAGATGCAGGCGCATGAGGAAGAAATCGCCAAATTACGTGAAGAACTGGGGAAGGCCGAAAGCCGACTTGAATTGGAGACCGTTAAAGCCGAACATAAAATGCAGGTCGAGGAATTCAAAGCCCAGAAGGCGGCGGAACTCGCTGAGTTCAAAGCCATGACCACCGCTGCTATCGCCGAGCAAACCGCCGGTTTGAAGAACGACATGGATGAGATTAAAACCGCTCACAAGTGTTCCATGGACGAAATGAAAGCTATGAGTATATCGAGGGAGTCCAAGGAACCGGCTTCCGTGAACGTCATGGACTCTTCGATGAAAGGACCGATGGAACAAATTGGAACAGCGATTCTCCAAATGGCGGAGAAACTTAATTCCAACAACGAATTACTTGCTCAGACCGTGAGCAAGCTCGGGAAAACGCGCGTTATTGATTTGAAACGCAGTAACGGTCAGATAACGGGGGCGACCTCGACTATCCAATGAAAGAAATTCTACTGGAACTCTATTCGGATGAACGTGTGGTGAAGTTGATCCGTGACGTTCTAAAACAACGTCCGATGATCCCGGTACATAGTTTTCAGAAAGACAACACCGAGGAGTGGAAAAGCCGCTCCGCCGAACAGCGTGGTTTCGATATTTGGTTGAGTTACTTAAATATCAATTTGGAGCATGAACAATGGAAAACGTAGACGATCAGCCGACTGACAAAGCGACTGAAACCGAAGTACCCGTCGCAGAAGAGACTGCGGAAGTTTCAATGGCCGATGTGGCCAAAAAGTACAACGTGGACAAACTGTCCACGGAGTTTGTCGCCAAGCCCAATACGCCGCAATCCCCACCGGTACAGTACGTCCCCCCGGTGCCTGATCCTATTACGCAACCCGAGGAGTTTTCTAAATACAACCTCCAGCAACAGCAATACGTTACTGGAACGCTTCGGGAATTAGGGGAACAGGTTCAGCAGATTTCAAAGCGCGCGCAACAAGTGGAGCTTGATGCCGAAGTCAATCAGGCGGTCGCGAAGGTAAATTCAAAATTGAACATCGACAAGTCGTATACCGAGATTCTTTTGGAGAAACGGTATCGCGACGATCAGGTGTTCAAAAGTATCTGGGATAATCGGAAACTGAACCCGAAGGCATTGGATGAAGCTCTGGAAGTCATCACCCATGAAGCCAAGGGAATCTTTCAGATCAAGACCGACCCCCAGTTACAGGAAAATATCCGCGCGGCAAAAGCATCCACCCAAACACGCCAGTCCACCTCGGCGAAAGACAGCATCGATGAACGTATGATGAATATGAACGATGCTGAATTCGAACGGGAATGGACTAGGATTAAACGAGGATATTGAGTATGGCACAAGTCACTAGTAACTTTGGTAGTGACATACCGGCACCCATTAACAACGTCTACATGCGTGGTCTGTTATCCGCCGCGCGTAAGACGTTGCCGTTTTTTAATGGGACTATGCCCGGTGTGTTGGAAAAAACAGGAGGGTCGGCAACGGTAAAATGGCGGCGTATCGAAAACCTCGCCGCCGTTACCACGGCGCTGTCGGAACTCTCACCCGGCGCCACCGCGACGTTTGGCGTAGGCCGTTCGGCGGTTCGCCCGACAATCTTTAACGTCACCAAGGCGATTGCGAAATACGGTAACGCGATCATCACCACCGAGGAAGTCGATTTATTCAACATCAACTCGGGAACGATGGACCTGATGGAAACATTGGGTGCGAATGCCGGCGAGTCGTTGAACTCCGTAGCAAGGCTGGAATTCGACAACGCTTCACAGATTCGCTACGCCTCCGGGGCCGCCAATAAATCGGCGGTGATCGCGGAATTAAAGGTCGTCGACGTTGAGTGGGCGGTGAACAAGCTTCAGCGAAATTCCGCGATGAAGATGTTCACCATGCAAACCGGTAGTACGAATATAAACACGTCAACGGTTCGGTCCAGCTTCTTCGGGGTTTGTCATCCCGATGTCGAGAGAGATATTCGAAACCTCACCGGGTTTATCGGCGTCGAGCAATACGGCGGTTATACCGAAACGATCGTCGGGGAGTTCGGTGCCATTGGGGGTGTGAGGTGGTGCATGTCGGAAATAGCACCGATCGAGACCGGTGCCGGTACGACCTCGACCTCGAATGTGTTCCGAGGAACCTCGGTCGATACCAACGACGTGTATACCTCTTACATCTACGGTAAAGAAGCGGTCGGTACCGTTGGTTTGGGGGTAGGTTACTCCACCGGTGTTAAGAAGATGTACGAAGGCAAAGAGCAGGCCATCATGCTGATCCAGAAAAAGCCTGGATCATCCGGCATTGGTGATATGTTCGATGAAATCGGTTCCATTGCCTGGAAAGCGTGGCACGCAACCAAAATTCTGAACGGCAATTGGTTGGTGATCGCAAAGACCTTGGCGAAGGAAATTCAGTAAAGACGGGGGGCTTTAAAGGCCCCCCATTTTTTGGAGCCCCATGGCGACTTTCATCGATGGTGTAAATCGGTTACTCAGAATCAACGGTGTAATTACCGGCGATGACGATAACATCACGACGTTTTCCGATACCCAACATGCCGCTTGGATTTCCTTGGCGCAGATCGCGGTTCAAGACGAACTCGCGGAACTGGTCTCGGATAGATTGCTGAGTTACGAAAAAACCACATCGACGATCACCTTGCTCACCTCGACGCGTACTTACGCCTTAGCAAGCGATTTTATAAGATTTTACGGTACCCATCCGTCGTTTTATGATGCGACGGATAACATACGAATTTACGAATGGAAAGGCGGCGAAGACAATTTACGGGATATTGACTATCAGTACAAAACCACCGAAAGCAATCCACAGTGGTGGTACTGGCACGAAACCACGACCAAGCAGGTGGCGTTCTATTATGTCCCCAGCTCCACTTACAACAATCGTAGTCTTTCCTACGATTACGAAAAGTCCGTGACGGTCACGAATTCCACGGATACGATCCCGTTGATTACGACCGAGGAATACCAGGCGTTTATCAGTTGCGCTTCCAGACGTTTTTACTTTTACAAGAGCATGCAACCCGAAGGTTTGTTGACGGATGACGCCTCTTACAATAACGCCAAGTCTAGGCTTTACAGTCTGATGCGTCCCACCAATCCGGCTAAGTTTTACGGGCATTCGTATTACTAATGCCGCAACTGACTTTTGAAGGTGGACTGAACGAACAAGATATTTCGCTCGTTCAAAAAGAGGAATGCATCGAGGGCTATAATTTCGAGCTGGGTTCTAAAAATACTCATTTTAATCCACGTAAACCTTTTGATCTGTTAGGTACGGCAACGAACGCCGGACAGATCAACGGGTTTATCCAACTCATAAAAAACGACAATACCGAAACGACCCTCATACAAGCCGACGACACGGTATATTCCTGGGACGGTACAACAGGGTTTACCTCGGAAGGTTCTGTTTCATCAAGCTCGCGTCTTCGCGGAGTGACCTGGACCCTCGGTGGTTATTCGGTCATCGTCGATACCGCAAAGCAGACAGTGGTTAAAACCTGGGATGGGACTACGTTTTCAACCTTAACCACAGGTCTTACTCCCGCGACCCTCTATGCAAAGTATGCGTTAGTCCATTTAGGGAGAGTCTGGTTATTTAACGTCAAGACGACGACCGATACACCACACTTACTCGTGGTGTCCGCTTTTGAAGACCCTACGTCTTACGATGTCGCGTTAAGAGCACAAGACGCCAGTTTTACCACGGGTGAAGAAGCGTTTTTTATGGTGACCCCGGATTTAAACCCGATCAACGGGGTATCGTTATTTTTTGACACCATCGTGATATCGACCGCCGGCGGGTATTTATGGAGATTAACAGGGGTCGATGCGACCAGTTTTGCCTGGGAGCCGTTTTACTCAGGTTCTTCTGCCATAGGCACCGAGACGATGTTAAATATCGGTGATGACGTTGTTTACATGAAAAAAGATGGGGTGATCGAATCGTTTCGATCTACCCAGACGTTCGGAGACGTGAAGACCGACGATCTTTCACGTTGGATTCGAGATACCACGTCAGGTTCGACCGATTGTATAACGGTCTACGATCAATCCCGGCAGAAGGTTTATTTCTTTGTCTCTACGAACAAAGTTTTGGTGCTATTCAAGGAGATGTTGCCCTACAACATGAGTCCTTGGAGCGTGTATAAAACAAGTAACTCTTCCGGATTTACAACAGCCGCAGCGGCTTATCTTAGAGAACCCGGTACGGATGAAACCGGAAATTACTTTGTGTACTGGGGGGATGACTCGGGAAATATCTACCAGCTCGAAGGCACAGGAGACGGGGACGCCGGAACCGATGCGATCGAGACCTCCAGAAAAACCAGATATATAGACGATATCGAAGGATATAACCCGGAACTAATGCAGTTAAGCGGTAGGGTCGAATTTCGACGTGTTTCGGAAGTCGATCTGATCATGGACTTCGAGTGGGCTGACGACTACTCCATAAACCGCTGTACGGTCCCCCTTTCGGGACCCAGCTCCGCCGACACGGCCACCTACTGGGGTGGAAGCGCCTATTGGAACGGTGCGTTTTATTGGAACGAAGGGTTTCAATTGTCTTTAAGAACCTCGACCCGTGGCTTCAGTCCGGTCGGTCGAGGACCGGGGTTTTACTTAACCACCAGCGTACAATCGACTCAGACATTCGACATTCTTAAACTTCGTGTATGACCCCGAAACAAAGGCGTGATCGCTTGTTGAAAAATCGCCCGATCATCCGACCATTACAGATTTACAATGGTAGCGGGTATCATAAAGATATTGGAATTCTATGGTCGGCGCATCAATTGAAACCGTTTCCGTCAATACCGGAAGATATGCCTCAGGAAGACTTCGCGAAAGCTTTTGAAGAGATGGCTGGGGAAGTAGATTTTTTTATGATCGAAGACGATAACCGTTCTTTTGAAAGCGAAAGAGGCCCGGTTTCTTTAATTGGCATTTTCAATGATGGCTGGAAGGTGGAACCGCATTCCGACACATTCCCATGGGCTACAAAGAAGAACATCTTGAGGGTGGCGGTATCCTTGCTTCATTGGATACAGTATAAAAAAATAGGGGTTTGCGTCATCAAGTGCGAAGAGAGTTCCAAGAACCTTTTCGACCATTGCAGTAAATACGGCGTGCTTTTTTATGTGGGGAAAATTGTCGGTGGTAATGTAAATGGCGATGAGTTGATCTATTCCATCATGGGGAAAGCAAACCCAAAACGTAAGGCTACTGTGAGGTAGGAAAATGGGATCAATAAGCGGGAAAACATTTCTTGGCCGCAAAACCACCGGTACGACACAACAATCGTCGAATCGACCGTATTTTACAAATACCGGGTATAGCTCCATTAATGGGAATACCATAAATTTCGATCCCTCGATTCGATCGATTCAGGACAATGCACTTCAGCGCTATGGCGATATTTACGGAGACATAGGAAATTACACAAATAGGTTCCTTGGGCAAAGCGGTTCGTTGCGTTCGAGAACGGCGAACGATATCGGCGGTATCCGAAGCCGGACAGCGGGAGCCTATGAAGATTTACGAAGTCGTTATCTAGGCAACCAAGGCAGTTATATCAATGCCAGGGTCAATCCGGTTAAGGAAAGATTTGCTGCTTTACGTGGGCAGGTTTCTCAGGATTTAGGTAGACGAGGATTGGGTGGATCGAGTCTTGCCTTCGGGTCGTTACGAGACGTGGATACTCAGGCGGCGCGCGAAGAAGCGGACGCCAGAGCCTTGGCAACGAACGAAGGCGCACAGTTTGAATCCGGACTTATTGGTCAATCAAGTCAGTTTGACGCGGCATTAGCAGGCGAATTGGCTAATTTTGAAGCCGGATTAAATGGGCAGGAACTAGCGGCACTTAATCAGCAGGCACAACAGAGGGCGCAAATTACGGGAGAAACTTTGGAAGTTGCCAAGGCGAGGTTGCTGCAAGAACTAAATGCCTTCGGGCTCGGTTCTCAAAGCCAAGGTAGTTCCAATACCGAGGAAAGGGATCGATCTCACACTTCATCGGGTGGCTACGGTTTTGGCGGTGGTGGAGGAACTGGCTAATGGCCGGATTCGGTATGGGTACGTCAATGCGAAAGCCGGTCGAGCAATCCGACATGCTGTCGCGTCTCGAATCTGGCCAGCCGTTACCCGATGATGACCCGAGAACTCGAAACGGTGGACTAAATCCATCGAGACAAAAAGACATTCCACAGATTCAGTTCTATGCCCAAGCTCGACAATCAGGAGCCATTTCCGACCGCGCTTGGAATAGGCTTATACAGCGAAACCCCAACGCGGCGACGTTGTTTTCCGCTGTCGGAGTGAATCCGGAAGTTTCGCGGCAAAGACAAACGCAAAATATTCTCGGTCAGTACTTTTCCCCAGAGATGCCGGGGAATCCCGCTTTGTCGCCGGGTGAAGGTTTACCCGCGTTTAACCTCACGGCCGGAGGGAAAAACATCAATCCCGATATCGCCCCGCAAGCCGCGAAAGCCGATTATGCGAATGCTATTAATCGCGCTCTTCAAGTCGGCAATATCGAGTTAGCCGATAAGCTCAAGAAAATCAGCGAATCGAAAGAACAACCTTATATCTTAAAGCCTGGGGATATTCGGTTCGGAACTGATAATAAGCCTGTCGCTCAGGGTGGTCCAGACCCAGCAAGAGCCGATAAGCTGTTTGGAAACGCGGAAAAGTTGCGCGATAACTTTAATTCCTTGACTAAGGACTTCCGCGCGGTTAATGACTCTTACGAACGAATTAAATCATCGGCTAGCGAGCCGAGTGCGGCTGGCGATCTGTCTTTGATATTTAATTATATGAAAATGCTTGATCCCGGTTCTGTGGTACGTGAATCTGAATTTGCTACGGCGGCTGCTACTGGAAGTTTTGGGGAGCGCATTCAGGGTCTCGTTGAACGGGCGACTAATGGCCAACGACTTGCACCCGAAGTACGGCAAGATTTTGTTGATCGATCAAACATGCTATTCGGCGCAATGAATCGCAACTATGAGCAAATTCGATCGCAGTATGGCGAGATTGCCGTACGATCTGGAATTAATCCCAAAGACGTAATTACGGATTTTCGTGCGCCGACACTCAAGAATTCAAAACCTAAAGAAGCACCAAAAGACAATAAAAAAGATGACGAGTATGATCGTTTGAAACGCAAGTATTTGGGGGGGCGATGAGCGAGACCGATGAGCTTCGCGAACTGGCGCGTATGGCCGATGAACGTGGAGACCGAAAGGTTGCGATTGCCGCCATGCGTAAACTCGAAGCCATACAAAACAAATCTAACAGGCAGTACACCGGTGAGGATGTTTTAAAATCCGCATCGAATTTTGCCGGAAACATTGCCAGTATGGCGGCACACCCCATCGATACCGCCAAAGGCGTTGCCAATTTAGTAACGGGAGTTGGTATTAAAGCCTTTAACCCGGAAAACGTTCCGCAGATTCCATTAGGGCCTGGAGTCAATACACGCGATGTTCTCGGGCCGGTGCTCGGTTTGGCTCGAAAGCCGTATCAAGGAATAGCGAGTTTGTTAAACGAAGACCCGACGGTCCCAGAACGTACAGTGGAGGCTCTTGGAAATGTCTACAAAGAACGCTACGGTGGATTAGAAAACATCAAACGAACGTTCGGTGAAGACCCGATCGGTATGGCGGCCGATGTTTCCCTGTTGTTCGGAGGTGCCGGGGCTGGGTTAAGAGCGTCTGGCCTTAAACAAATAGGCGGCGCGTTGACAGATGTCAGTAAGGCCGCCGACCCGCTTTACCAAGGAGTTAAAGCTGTCGGGGCTGTCAGTAAACCGGCCTTTACGTCGTTGGTGGGAACCACGACCGGACGAGGGGTTAGGCCAATCGAAGAAGCACTTAATGCCAACACCGATTTTCTAAAAGCCTACCTGGGCAAGACTTCCGAAGGCCAGGTCGTCGATAAAGCCCGCGACGCTTTGGATAATATCAAGCAAGCGCGTGGAACCACTTACCGGGCACGATTGGCGAACCTGAAATCCGCCAAACAAGAAATACCGATAGACGATATCAAGTCATTAGCCGATAGCTGGCTATCTAGGTATGACGTATCTATAGCACCAGATGGTACTTTGGATTTCAGCAGGTCTTCATTAAGAGGAAATCCAACGGCGTCAGCGGAAGTAAAAGAAGTTTACAGTGCCGTGAACGATTATTTCAGCGATCAAATTAATAAGACAACGAATATACCAGAAAAAATTATTACATCGCAAATTTTGGATGAATCATCAAAACCATTTACTAAAACTATTCCAGAGAGAACCATTGTTAAGCCAGGGAAATTGAAAACCCCTATTGAATTAGACACTCTGAAACGCACGATTTCTAATTCATATAGTTCTACTGAAATATCAAGAGTCATGGTTACGTCTCTGGAGAAGGCTGTTAAAGACAAGATCGTAAAATCCGTACCCGAGTATGCGGAGATGACCAAGGACTACGAGCGCGTTACGAAAGTCGCCAATGAAATCGAGCGGGCTTTGTCGCTTGGTACCCGCAGCGCCGCCGACACCGCTTTACGAAAATTGACCAACGCGGTGATGGAAGACAAAGCATTCCGCAGAGACCTGTTACAGGTATTGGACGAAGCCGGCGCCGGTGATGTTAGCTCATCTGTTTCGGGAGCGTTAATGCGACCACTAGCCTCGAAGAGTTTAGGTTCCATGGCGATTACCGGTGGGAGTCTATTCGGCGGCATTTTGGCAGGGAGTCCTAAAGTGATGCTTCTACTTCCACTAGCTTCACCGAAAGTCGTCGGGGGTTTAAGTATCGCATTGGGGGCGGGTGGTAAAGCGATAACATCGCCCATTGGACGCGGAACCGGAATCTTGGCCTATCAGCAACAACGATTAAATCAACAATGAGGGATTTACATGGGCAGTAAATACTCCAGCAATTCAACCTCCGGCTATAACTCGACCCCACCCGATGACAACGGTACGGTCTCGGAAGCCAATAAAATAAAATACTCTACTGTTAAAACAAAGCTCGCCGATCCCGTCAAGGATTTAGCCGACCTCATCAACACCGAACTCGTTACTCATTTCGACGTCGGCCCGACAGCGATCACCACGAACACCACGCTTGGCGCCACGCATTACAATCAGATCATACAAGTTTCTGGATCGTCCGTTACCTTGACCTTAACCGACGCCTCAACACTTGGGGCGGGATGGTATTGCAGAATTATCAATATCGACGCCTCGAACACCATCACGATTGCCCGTGCGACGGGTGGAGATACGATCAACGGTAGTGCCGCCGACATCACACTCGGGATTCTATCGACGATCGATGTTTTTGTTATCGCCGCCGCCACTGGTTTTCGGGCGATTACCTTTGTTACCCTCGATAACACGGAAACGCTGACGAATAAAACCCTCACCGCCCCTGTTCTGAGCGGCAGCGCAACCGGAACCTATACGCTCGCTGGTACACCGACGATCACTAGCCCGACAATTACCGGGGCAACTATTGACGTGGCATCCGGTGTTGCTTTCCCGGCAACACAATCGGCATCGGCCGATGCAAATACATTAGATGATTATGAGGAAGGCACATGGACCCCAGTGATTACTTTCGACACGGCTGGAGATTTGTCGGTTGCTTATAGTGTTCAATCTGGGAACTATACAAAGATTGGTCGAATGGTTTTAATAGAATTTTTAATTTCGACTACAACATTTACTCATACAACTGCGAGCGGAAATCTGCGTTTAACCGGGCTGTCTTTCACGCCTGTAATGGGTGGTGGGGTTCCTGGTGCTTTGACGTGGAGAGGTATTACGAAAGCAAGCTACACTCAAGTTTCTATATATACCGTCAGTTCGCAAACATACTTTAATTTTTACGCTTCTGGTTCCGGGCAAGCAATATCTGCAATTACGACTAGTGATATGCCGACTGGTGGCACGATTAATTTACTTGGCACGCTTGCGTTTTCCGTGTAAATGGTGGCCCGTAGAGCCGCATAAACCGGCAAGTTATCCACATGAACAAATGGACCACTACACTAGCGGAACGCCGACTATCGCTAAAAAGGGCTCCTTTCTGGTAGCTCATCGGATTGCTTAGTGAAAAAATACATAAGCATCATCGCGCTCTTTGTCATCGCTTGCGGATCGCAGAATTCTGGGATTCCCGTATTCACGTCTGTCCATGCCGCCGATCTAAACGGCTATACGGCTCTTTATGAATGCAAATCAGGAGGGGCAAACTGTAACGTCGATATAGCTCCGCTGACAGCAGCGGCCTGCGATCAGACTATAACCACGTCCACGAGCCCGACTAATGATTGGTCGGCGATTACCTGGACGAATACGGTCATTTGTATTGAAGCAGGTAACCATTCGGCGCGCGGTATTTTGACCCTAGCGAGTTCGGGTACTGCCGGTACTCGAAAAATACTGCGTTGCGTAACGACGGGTGGGGCGGTTTGCACTGACCCCGTAAACACCACAGATGCCAATCGAGCCAGAATTATAGGGTTGGAAACCGACACGAGGGACTATTGGATCGTCGATAAGTTGACGATGAATGCGTCCAACGGAACGCAAAGAATTTACGTCAATGCCGGTTCGACGTTCGATATCTTTAACAACATCCTGATTGAAAATTTTACTGTTCCGTCTGGCACGAGTCAGGCTGTTTTGATTACGGATTTAATCGGTGGGTTCCCGTCCGATATTTGGTTCCAAAACTCCGTCATCCGTAATTGCGGAACCGCCGCCGGTAGTTCGTCGATTGCACTGCAATTCGCCGGTAACCGAATCTACATCGTCAATAATGAAATATACGATTGTTCAATCAATTACTACACGCATCAAACCTCTAACAACCATGAAGATATTGTCGTTGAAAACAACGACGGTTATTTCACAACTGCTTTCTACACTAATTGTTCGGGGACTCCTGACACGTCGGGAAATTGTTCAAAAGGCGAATCCGCAGGATGGTCAACGAAAGCCAATGGCGCAGCCGGTAAGCCGTATCGCGTAATCCACAACCGTTTTTGGGGAGGGCGGACTTCAGACACTACTGTTTGTTGTGATGGTGGTGGCGCAACCGGCGGCTTGATAAGCGTCGGTGGCGGGGCGAATACGGCTGACTATATCTTGGTACAAAACAACATTAGTTTTGATGGCGAAGGAAATGGACTTGAATTTAACAACGCCGATGGAAGTGACAACGTTTCTGTCATCGGAAATATTTTCTACAAACACCGAGACTTCAGATCGGTGGGTGGTTATGCCGGGACGGGTTGGTTTTTCTATTGCAACGCCGGTACCTGTAACACGACGGAACTATACTTAAACACATTCATCGATATTCGATCGGATAACGGTTGGCTAGGTTTAGGCGAAGACGCAAACGCAGACATTCGATGCAATACGGTTATCGATTCGGATACCCATGGAGGCACGGCGGGGACTGGAACACAGATAGATTACAACGCCTTCTTTGCGACCACTGAATTAACAACCGAGTCGCCGGATAATGATTTAGGCAATTACACGCTTAAGACAAGAGCCAATTCGACCGCTTATAGTCTCGGCGACAAAATGCGGCTTAATGTCGATCCGTCGTCTTGCACTTCCGCGACCGACACTGATTGCGTTCTTTACGTCGCCGTACAGGCTGGAACCAGCGCAGGATCAGTACCAACTTTTAACTATCGCGGGAATTCCGTGACAACCGATGGAACGGTAAAGTGGATCGCGTATCGCACGGTGTACTCGTTCTATACGAATCTTCTAACAACCCCGGTACAGCGATTCATCCCTTACGCGCGCCTCGCCAAGGCCACGCAAACGCTTAACGCCACGTTGACCGAGACACCGAAGACCATTGAATTGGGTTATTGCCCTGCAACCTGTGGTAACCGCACGGGGATAGGCATCGACGATGAGCTTTGCTCTACGTTCACGCCGGGTTTATGAATGAGTGCTGTAGATGTAGGTGCAGTTCAATCGGACGGACTAGGAACACCGACGATCACGGACGTAGCGGCAGGTGATGAACAAAACACGATAACATTTAGCGCGGTAGCAGGAGCTACTGGCTACAATCTTTACTGGAAAACATCGGCAACCGTTACGAAGTTAAACGGGACGTTGATTACCGGTGTAACCAGCCCCTATCAGCATACCGGTTTAAGCAACAGTACCACGTACTACTACGTGGCTACCGCCGAAGACGATGAATCGGAATCGGATGAGTCGAATGAAGACTCAGGAACCCCACAAGCCGGGGCGTCGCCATCCCCGACGTTACCTCGCAAACTTCCGATCATTCGTGACCGGGTTATCACTTTAAAAGAAATAGCCAATACCACGAATGAATTTTTAGGCGATTCTCTGGTTGGCTGGAAACCGTGGAAAGCTTGGACCCCGACAATAACTTTTTCAACAGCCGGTGATTTATCAGTCGCTTATACAACCCAAAGCGGTAAATACCTGCGTTACGGAAAACGCGCGTTGGTGAGTTTTCTAATTCAAACATCGACTTTCACGCACACAACGGCTAGTGGGAATCTTCAAATTCTATCTCCGCTTACCGGTAGTACCGGCACACAGCTTTTCTCCGGTAACTTGATTTTTCAAGGCATTACCAAGGCAAATTACACAAGTGTTAGTATTGTCCCCGTGACTTCACAGACGTATTTTCTCCTAAAAGCCAGCGGTTCGGGGCAAAACATCGCGACTATAGGAGCGTCGGACATGCCGACGACGGGGACGGTAATCCTTCAAGGATTTATCGAATATGAAATAACATGGTGGTATTAAATGATCACAAACTTCAAGGAGGAGCTATGAGGAATATCATGTGGACCCACAAAGTCTTATTGATTTAGTGCCTAGTGTCATGCTTACCGCTAAAGAAAATTGGAGCCGGTTCGCTCTCCAAATAACAGGCATGATTGTAGGTTCATTGATCGCTGGAGCCGGAGGCGGGTACATCGTTTTGCAAATAGACAACGCCGTTAAGACCGAACAGATAAAAGTCTTGATGGTCGGTCAAAAAGAAATACGCGAAAACCTACGAGAGCACGAAACCAACGGGGGCATTCACTTTTATTTCAGGAATAGGGAATGAGCTTCGCATCCGCTTTCAAGCGAACTCTTGGACATGAAGGGGTTTATTCGGATAACCCCAGCGATCCTGGTGGGAAGACGAAATACGGAATCACCGAGAGAGTCGCTAGAGCTAACGGCTTTAGCGGCAACATGAAAGACCTTGAACTAGTAGATGCTCAGTCGATTGCCCGTTCGCAATACTGGGATGCGCTTAATCTAACCCCGATAGACAATCTTTCTCCTGTTGTTGCTGAGGAATTATTCGATACTGGTTACAACATGGGCATTTCGGTAGCCGGTAAATTCTTGCAAAGAGCCCTTAACGCCTTGAATCGCGGAGGGAAGGACTTTACGGATATTGAAGTGGATGGGATTATTGGCCCCATGACAATATCCGTGTTGAATAATTTTTTGAAATTCCGTGGGCATCAGGGAGAGCATGTGCTTTTTAAGATTCTAAACGTCCTCCAGGGAGCGCGATACCTCGAAATAGCGGATAAGCGAGAGTCGTCGGAGGATTTCATCTTCGGATGGTTTCAGAGGGTATTATGAACATCGCAACCATATCCAACACAATGAAAACCATCATGGTGTCGATAGCCTTGTTGGTTACATTTGTTGGAACCGCATTATCCTTTGACAGCCGTTACTTACACGTAGCCGACTTCAAACAGTATACCGATGACAAAAAACGACTGGATCTGGAAGACAAGATTTTTGCGTTGGAAATAAAAAAGAAACTTTCCGCTGAAGAGCAAGCGTTTTTGAACAGGTATAAGCGGCAGCTTAATGAATTGAACAAGCGAGGTAAGTGATGAGCGACTGGAAAAATATCATCGGTGCCATAGCCCCAACGATAGCAACAGCTCTCGGTGGCCCACTGGCAGGCATGGCCGTAAAAGCTGTTTCAGCGGCTGTATTAGGAAAGCCTGACGGAACAGATGAAGAACTCCTACAGGCTATCAATAACCCTGAAGCTTTACTGAAAATCAAGGAAGCCGATAATGCTTTCAAAAAGCAAATGGTCGACGCTGGGGTCAATCTTGAAAAGATTGCTCAAGAGGATCGCTCAAGTGCGCGACAGCGTGAAGTCCAGACTCAAGACCCGACGGTAAAAAGGCTGGCTTATCTGTATACAGCCGGCTACTTTGGATCGCTCTGGGCAGTTTGGCAATACGGAATGCCGGTAGATATGAAGGATATTTTGATTGGTCTTTTAGGAGTCCTGACGGCAGCACAAGCAACTATTATGACGTACTACTTTGGCTCATCTGCCGGATCGGCAGCGAAAAACCTTCTCTTAGGGAAAAAGGAATGAAATACTTATCAATCCTACTGCTTCTCCCCTCTCTCGCTTTTGCGACTGGCTACCATAAGCCACCTCCTAAGCAGCCGCCTCCCGAGGTCCGAGTGGAGACACGGACGGAAACCGTAACCGTGAAAGACAACGACAAATCAAAGCATCTGTTTTTCGGCATGGTTATTACCGCCGGTATCATTTGCTGGTATCAGGAATGCTGGAAAGAACCCGCAACGTTTAAGGTTCGATCCCAAGCAGGGGATGACAGATGACAACCAAATGTCTCTACTGGAACCCAGTTGGCATATCGCCGGCGTCCGGTGTAGCCGCATTCACGACATCCAAAAGGTCCATACATTGTTCCGTAGTCTCCGAATTCTGTGCATCCAGTGCAAAATCCTGACCATTTTGCCATCATAAACAAAAATGAACCTGAAATTTCGCATGGATTACCATCGTTTGTTGTTGCATATTTTCTGCGGCGGTCCAAACGACATCCTGCAAGTTCTTCTGCTTTGGAAACAGAGATTTCAAGCATATGAACCTCCGAAATTTACCCTGGTCTAAAATCGCCCAAGCCGCTGTATACGTAGCTTTTGGCACTGGCCTAGGGGTTGGTGCGGAAAAGATGCGATCTGCTCCCACGCAGGTTCCTGTACAGCCAGAACCCTCAAAAATAGCCCTTTCCTGTCCCGCCCCTATCGTTAACGTGGACTTCTCGAAGCTCAAGATTCCGGCATGTCCTCAGCCCGTGAAATGTCCTGATCTGGTCGTGGATGGGGTGAAGCGATAAAAGATCGCTCTACCGACACCATTTCATCTGGTATAACTAGCTTTGCGGTTTTGGAGAATAGCCAACGAAAACACCAGTACAAAATACTGAGCTTGGCTTTGATGCTCACGGAACTGAATGTCAGCGTCATCGCAATCCTCGCTTTAGCCCTCTCAAGCTGTGGGCCAGAAAATCACACGTCATCGCCAGTAAATACGGGACCGCAATCACCAGGACAAACATCAACACCAGGAGAATGCGGACCGGGCTTAGCCTCGGTAGATTTAAGCGGTACATGTCGATCATGGCCTAGTGCCTCCGGTGCGTTGGAATCAGTTGATCCGTAGACATCGTTTACATCTTTTGAAACCTTTAGGAATTCCCATAGCCTTCTTTCGTTTCTCGATCTGGTCTGTATTACACGACTCGTAAGGTCTTGACGAGTGCGCTACTTTGGTTTTGAGATTGAGTATGTACATGAGACCTCCTATCAAAACTCCATCTTGATGCCTAATCGGTAGTTGTTAGACACAAACCCGTACTCATAGCCTATGTAAAAATACTGATACACCGCCCGATATTTTGAAGGCAAGAAGTTGGCGAT